TTCTTTTGGTGCTTTAGTAGTTGATTCTGGTACAGGTGGAAATAGTGGAAGAAATTTAACTGTTCTTGATGGAAATGGTACAGATGGAACAAATTACGCTAATGTAGGTATTGGAACTTCTAATGTTTATAGTGCAGACCATATGACTTATCTCACTATAGGAGATTTAAGTGGTGGTGGAGCTGGTATATTCATACAAGAAAATACTGATGCGTGGAACATCTCTGTAAATGGAGCTCTAAATTTTTCTTCGGGTAGTGATACAGTATTGAAGTTACATACTGATGGAGATGGTGTTCATGAGGTAGGTCAAATAGAATTTCCAATGGCAAATACTTTAATTAGTGGTTCATCAACCTCAACTAGTTCGTTTAGTCACGGTTTCATCGGTGATAAGTTAGGTATCGGCACAACACATCCAGTCGCTAAATTAATAGTTGCTGATGGTGTTGGTACAATACCTACATTGGCAAGTGGTGATTTAGCTGTTTTCCAAAACAACGATGATACAAGTGATATTGCGGTAGTAACTATACTATCGGGTAATGCGGGTAGTGGGTATTTAGTTTTTGGGGATGCTGAAGATAAAAATAGGGGTAGAGTTCAATACAATCACAGTTCTAATTCTATGATATTTAATACAAATGATAGTGACCGAGTAACAATAGATTCTGCTGGTAAGGTTGGTATAGGTGGAACACCCTCATACGCTCTTGATGTTCACGCTAATTTAGAAGGAAATGTAGCAAGGTTTTACAATGATGGAAATGATGGCAATAGAGATGTTTTAATATTACAAGGTGGAGCTGATGCTGGTGGTTTTAATACAAGATATATTTCATTATTAGATGGTGATGGTGGTGGAGTTGGATACATACAAGGTGCGAACGATGATGGTAATGATGGAATAGCGATTAATGTAAATGCTGATGGGAAAGATTTAGTAGTAGCTGGTACAGGTCGTGTTGGTATAGGCGTAAGAGAACCTGAAGCTGCTTTGCACATAACTGGTTCTGGTGCTGCTGCAACCGACTTTTTAATAGATAGTGGTATAACAGCTGGCCAACAGACTGGTTCTATCAAAATTCAATATCAAAATGACAACGATTATAGTTTAAACTTAGGTTGGGATCCAGCAATTGTTGCTCGTTCAGGTAATACTAGTGGTCGTAACTTTACAATTGCTATGAGAAATGGTGGAACACCAGACACAAATGATAGTTCAATTCATTTTGAAACAGGTGGTAGAAATGGAGCACCAGGTTCAGTCAGAATGGTTATCCATGATGGTGGAAATATTGGTATAGGAGGAGTAACAGATCCTGATTCTGAATTAGAGATTTTTCACGCTACAGATCCTCAACTAAAATTTACTATCAATACTCACGGTGATGCTGGTTTACTATTAGCTGATGCTGATGGATTAAAGATATTCGGTCAAGGTGCTAGTAATCAAATAAGATTTCATGCTGACACCACAGAAAAAATGAGAATAGACAGTACAGGTGTCGGTATCGGGACAACTTCTCCTCAAAGTCTTTTGCATCTTTCTCAAAATACAAATAGTAACCTTGAAATTGCTGGAGCAACTGCTGGTGACATAACAATACAATCACTCAATGACGCTAGAAATGCGTATGAAGATTTGAGAATTTATGGAGATAATGTAAATATAAATGCAAATACATCTGGTAAAGTATTGCTTTCAGCTCCGATAATAAGTGGTTCAGCAACATCAACAGGTTCGTTTGGATTATTACAAACTACAAATAGAATTGCTGCTGCTAATAATGATTTAAAAATTAAAGGAAATTTAACTCTTGATGGAACAAATGTTCCAGAACTTCATGTAGATGGATTAGTTGATGCTGTTGTTAGAATAGATAAGGGACATTCTTATAGAGCAGCTCATCTTAGATTTGATACTGGTGGAAGTGCTAATTGGTTCACTGGAACACCAGATAGTGATACATACGGAGATGGTGATGAATATTACATTGGTACATCACAAGACACACCAATAGTAGCTATAGATCCTAATGCGTCTACTGGCTTATTAAATTTAGCATCAAACAAAATAAGTGGTTCATCAACCTCAACTGGTTCGTTTGGCGTAATCAGAGCCAGAAGTGATATTGGAACCAGCATAATCGGTAAAGGTGGGCTAGGTATTGCATCAAGAGCAACTCTAATACTAGATATGTTCAACGGAAGAGATGTATCTTTCAGAGGAACTGGTACAGATAGAGAACTTGGGATTACGACTAGTACAACTGGTGCTTGGAAATTCTTTTTCAAAAATAATAACGGTGGTTCAGATGGTTCTACAGGTGTTGGTATAGGTCAAGTTCCAGCAACCGGTGTTGAATTAGATGTCTTTGGTGATATTGAATACACAGGAAATCTTACTGATGTCTCTCTAAGGTCAATTAAGGAAAATATTGTTCAGATAACTGGTTCTGAAGCTGGAATGATAGACAAATTTAAACAAGTTCCATTTTACAAATATAATTTAAAACCAGATGCTATGAATTTAACTGGTTCTTCTTATAACAACTTTACATCTGCATCCATAAGACAACATCCAAGATATGTAAAGAACAGTCCTAAATATGGATTGATAGCAGATGATAATGCTTTAGAAAATGCTTTTCCTGAATTAGTTCAATGGAGGATGGAAGGTGAGGCTTCTGGCAGTATTAACACATCAAAAATAGGTATTGACCAAACTTCTTACATCGGAATGTTGCATGGTGTTATAAAAGAATTAGTAACAAAAGTCGAAACTTTAGAAACCCAAATGGCACAAGTAAGTGGAAGTTCTTAAGATTAAAAGAAATAGTTTTATATTTATATATGAATAATTAGGATAATTGTATGCCGATTACTTGGAATGAAGCAGATGTATCACCAAATACATTAGCAAAAGTACCAGAAACTGCTAGTTTTTCTTGGCAAGAGTTTAGTGTTGCTTATGAACTTTATTTGTTAAATGGAAAAGCTAGTAGGTATGAAAAAGATGAAATTTTTAATGATTATTTTAAAGACAAAACAAAGAAAAAGAAAGCAATAGAATTAATAATGAAGGTAAAATCACAAAAAATAAAACAAAGAGTAGTAATACCAATAGATACAAAAATTTCCTTGTCTGATATTGATATGGTAATTCAAGAAGTCTTATTTAAACCACAGGTGAAGATTTATGTCGATTAAATTATATACAGATAAAACAGAGATATTTGAATGTAATGTTTCTTTGGAAGGAGCATCAATCAAAGATTCTAAATTAAGAGCGATTTTGAAGTTTGATGATAAAAACTTAATGGTAGAGGGTAAAATTAAATCAAATGGAAAAGGACAAATTTTATTACCAAAACTAAAAAACATTTCAAAGGATGGAGAAGTAGGTAAAATGGAATTAGAGGTAATTGCTGAAGATGCTTACTTTCAACCTTATGAGGAAACTTTTAAAGTTGTTAGTAGTAAAAAAGCCAAAGTAGAGGTATTAAGTAAAACAACCTCACAACCAAAGATTGTAATCGAAAAGGTGATGCCTGAAACTCCTTTGATAGAAATGTTTAAAGAAAATAAAATTACTCGAAAGATGTTAATAAAAAACAAGTCTCGTTTCTCAAAAGTTTTACATAATTATTATAAGGAAGCAAACATCCGAGAAGGTTTTAATGAATTTTTATCAAAGGTTATTAAGAGGTTGGATTAATGCCAGATAAACCAGCTTTTGATTTAACTAACTCAAACATTTCTGATACCTTTACAGGTTTAATTCAAGTTCGTGATACTGATAACACTATATACGATGGTGTAGGTGATAGACTGAATGATTTTAGAGTATCTGGTAGTTTTACGACATCTGACACAGTTACATCAACTAATATAAATTCTCAATTTTTGACTATTGAAAAAAACAGAGCAATAAGCACAAGCCAAACTTTTTCTGGTGATGATGTTTCCTTGATGTTGGGTGACAACTTAACTGTGAATGATGGTGTGAGTTTGACAATAGAAGATGATGCACAATTTATAATTGTGCCTTCTACATTTTTTATACAATGAAAGGGATAAATTAAGTGTCACAATTAAATGTAAATACAATATCACCACAGTCTGGCAGTAGTATTAAAATCACAGGCACGATAAGTGGCTCTAACATGAATCTAAGCGGTGATGTTACTGCACAAAGATTTGTAGTATCGTCTTCTATAACAAAACTTGTCACCATAACTAATAGTGGTTCAACTGCTTTTGGTGATTCTTTAGACGACACTCATATTTATACAGGAAGTCTTCAATTGACTGGTAGTTTAACCGCGTCAAAGTTTAGTGGCGATGGAAGTGGTATCACTAATGTGGCTTATAGTAATGTGGTTAGTAGACCAACTTTAATTAGTGGAAGTGCTCAAATATCTTCTGCTATAAGTGGTTCATTTACATCTGTTAGTTCTTCTTTAGCAAGTAGACTAACAACTGCTGAATCTGAATTAACAAACACATTAATCAGTTCATCGGCACAGATTGCTTCTGATATTAGTGGTTCGTTTAACAAAGGGTTTGAGTTCGAGGGAAACATAAGTGGTTCATCAACCTCAACGGGTTCGTTTGGTAGAGTAGAAGCATCTACTTACGCTGGAGTTGAATCTTTTTCAGATGGAACTGCAACATTAATAAGTGGTTCAGCAACTTCAACTGGTTCATTTGGTTCAGTAGAAACAGCAGGTAATATAACTATACCTAGTACAAATAAAATTTTCTTAGATGATGGTGGAGACACATACATACAAGAGAGTTCTGGTAATGTGGTAGATTTCTATGTTGGTGGTGACAATGCATTAAAGATTGGTGCACAATCTGTAGAGATTCCAAGATACTTCGCCCACATGGGTGATACAAACAACTATATAGACTTTGGTACAGATACACAAACATTTGTTACTGATGGTGGTAATACACTAGAGTTATTATCAAATCATGATGTAGTAGCTTCACAAGGTGATATAATAGCAACGAGTGGAAACATAAGTGGTTCAGCAACTTCAACTGGTTCATTTGGTTCAGTAGAAACAGCAGGTAATATAACTATACCTGGCACAAATAAAATTTTCTTAGATGGCGGTGGGGATACATACATACAAGAGAGTTCTGGTAATGTGGTAGATTTCTATGTTGGTGGTGACAATGCATTAAAGATTGGTGCACAATCTGTAGAGATTCCAAGATACTTCGCTCACATGGGTGATACAAACAACTATATAGATTTCACTACGGATACACAAACATTTGTCACCGATGGTGGTAATACACTAGAGTTATTATCGAATCATAATGTAGTAGCTTCACAAGGTGATATAATAGCAACGAGTGGAAACATAAGTGGTTCAATAACCTCAACTGGTTCGTTTGGTAGGGTTGAAGCAACAACTATAGGTGGAAATAGTCCGTTAACAATTGAATCTGATAATTTTAATGTAAGGGCTGACGGAACGATTAGTGGTTCAGCAAACTCAACAGCATCATTTGGTAAAGCTAAATTTGACAGAACAGTTGCAATTGGTGACCAAGCTCTCAATGCTATAGGTAACTACACATTATGGGTAGAAGACCATGACAATGGAAATGGGATTTATGCGGCTGACCAATCGTTTTTTTCTAATGCCAAAATTTATAATGATTTCTTTTTAAGCCAAGAACATCTTTATGCCACCTTAAAAGTCTCAGCAAATAACAGAGGTTTATTGTTAGATCCAAGTTATGGTGGTGGTTATACTGGCGATATATTTCACAGAGCAACTGGTCACAGATTTTTTCCTAGAGGTTCTGTCACAAAAGGTCAAGAGCTTTTTGTTATAACAGGTTCACACTTTCAATCATCTTCTGTAATGTTAAGTGGTTCAGCAGCGTCAACTGCTTCATTTGGTAGAGTTGAAGCTACAGCATTTGCTGGTGATGGTGCAGCTCTTACAAATGTTCCTGATTATGTATACGAACCGACATACGAATTAAGAACAATTAATGATTTAGAAGATTTTGTTACAGAGAAAAAACATTTACCAAATGTTCCTGATATGAATGATATGGATAAATGGAAATCTTTAAGTGTAGGTGATAGGGATATGTTATTATTAGAAAAAATTGAGGAATTATCTCTTTACATTATTGAATTAAATAAACGAATAGAAAAATTAGAAAACAATTAGGAGTAGGTTATGTTAACACAATTTGAAGACATTATAGAAGTAGTATTACACCACGAAGGTGGGTATGTTAACGATCCTGATGATCCAGGCGGAGAGACTAATTTTGGTATAGCTAAAAGAAGTCATCCTGATGTGGATATTGCCAACTTGACTAAAGAAGGTGCAAAAGAAATATACTATCGAGATTATTGGATGAAAAATAGAGTTCCACAATTACCTGATGGACTAAAGCACATTTACTTTGATATGTGTGTAAATCAAGGTAGAGGCAGAGCTGTAAAAATCTTACAACAAGCAGCTAATGCTAAAGGTGCTGAACTTAAAGTTGATGGTGGATTAGGACCTAAAACTATTGGTGCTATGAAAGGTGTGGAGTTAGAAAGAGTCCGTGCTTATCGTGTAAAATATTATGCTGATTTGGTTACTCGTAAACCAGACTTAGAGAAGTTTTACTTTGGTTGGTTCAGAAGAGCATTAGAAGTTTAGTTCTTTTGAAACTTATATATTTATAGATGTAGGAGAATATCTATGTCTATTCCAAAATTAAAAGACTTACTTAAAGAAACAGATTATCATTTGAAAAAAACCATTAGAAAAATAGGTGCTGTGGCAGTTGTTTCAGAAGGTCAAGTTCTTTGTGTAAAACGATCTGAAACCCAAGGTAAATACCCAAACTTTTGGTCTGTCCCAATGGGTGGTGTTGAAAAGGGTGAAACTTTTCGTGAGGGTGCTGTTCGTGAATTAAAAGAAGAAACAATGCTTGACTTTAACCCTAAAAGTTTAGTATATTTAGGTACAATAAAAGATGGAAAGTACAAACGATTGGTGAAGTTGTACAAGGCAGATATGGATGGTAAACCTAAACCTACATTAGACCACGAACATACTGATTGGGGTTATTATGATAAAGATAGTTTACCAAGACCTTTTGAAGATAGAATGAGACAAGTGTTAGAACTAAACTTATGAGTTTAAAAAAATTAGTAGAAGAGATAACTAAACCCGTTATTGACGAGATGGGAATTGTTGCATCCGATGGAACTATTAAAGGTGGTTCATATCATTCGAAAATAAAAAAGATGAAAAAGAGAGGACATACTTCAGTTCCTTATGGTAGTGGGTACAAAAAAGTAAATGAGCAACCAAGTAAAATCAAGAAAGTCATCGGAGTATTCGGTGGTAGATTCCAACCTTTTCATTCAGGTCACCTTGCTACATATAAGTGGTTGTCCAAACAAGTTGATGAAGCTTATATAACCACATCTAATATTAAAAAACCACCAAGACATCCCATGAACTTTAAGGAAAAAGTTCGTCATATGGTAAAGGTTGGTATTCCAAAAAATCGTATCATCGAAGAAAAGACACCTTATGTCGCAACTAACTTACTCAAAAAGTTTGATCCTGAAACAACAGCAGTCGTTTATGCTTTTGGAGAAAAGGATGCTGGTAGATTAAAAGGTGGAACTAAAAAAAGTGGTGGTAAAACATATTATCAAGATTATAAAAAAAGTAAAGGTGATATAAGGGGATTTGAAGAACATGGATACTTTGTTACTGCTCCACAGTTTGGTAACATAAGTGGAACAAAAACAAGAGATATGTTGGGTAATCCAAAATATGATGATAAACAAAAGATAAAGTTTTTCAAAAAAACATTTGGATATTACGATAAAGGTTTGTATAATATGATGACGAATAAGTTTGGAAAGTTATTCGAGTTTTATGTTCATATATGGGAAAGTTCAGGCACCCAAAGTGGTGGTGTAGATGACGGACCTGGATTTTTGTCTAGTTTGAAAAAGTATAGAGAAAGAGCAGAAATAGAAGCTGGTAAATTGGGTTGGGAGATAGCTAGTAATTTAGTTAACGATGAAAATTATTATAGTCAAAAATTTGACTTACCAAAATACCCAAATGGTCCTATCGGTTCAGTATCTTATGGACCTGCTGGAGTAGCTGAACCAAGTGCTGCTAATGATTTGGATTTAGTCGGTAGTGAATTATGGAATCATTGGTTAGATCACATTGATATGATTTTGTCAAACCAAGATTATGGTTATGTTGATCCAATGAAAAAAGCCAGAAAATCTGTCATAAAACATAGTGGGAATACACTAAATAAATTAACTGATGAAGAACCAGCACCAGTTGATGATGATAGAGGAAATGAACAACATGATGACTATGAAATAGTAAAAGAGGTTTTGTCACTTACAAGTGATATTCCAAGAAATGGAAAGGAGTTATTATTAATGGGTGGAGCCTATGGACATATGAGTCATCCTTTTGATGACAAGGATTTAACATTTGGTGATTTGAAAAAAATCATTACACTCGGATTGAGTGGTCAATTAAACAGAGAGGATAATGTTACTGAAAAAACAGATGGACAAAACCTAATGGTAAGTTTTAAAGATGGTAAGTTAATAGCAGCTCGTAACAAAGGTCATTTAAAAAACAAAGGTGAGACGGCATTAACTATTAAAGATGTTGAGAGAAAATTTAAAGGTCGTGGTGCGATTAGAGATGCTTTTGTCTATGCCATGAGAGATTTGACAAAGGCTATCGGTGCATTATCCAAAAAACAACAAGACAAGATATTTGGTAATGGTAGTAAGTTCATGAGTTTAGAAGTTATGTGGCCTGCTAGTGAAAATGTAGTAAATTATGATATTACAGAATTAATTTTTCATGGAGCTTTAGAATATGATGATAGTGGAAGAGTCATCGGTCAGGCAAAAGATAGTGCTAGAATGTTACAAGGTATGATAAAACAAGTAAATCAACACATACAAAAACATTATAAAATATCAAAACCTAACTTTGTTGATGTTCCCAAACATCAAGATTATGGTAGATTAAAAAAGAGATTTTTAGGGAAATTACAAAAATTACAAAATACTTACTCGTTAAAAGACAATGATACTTTTGCTCTTTATCATCAAATGTATTGGGAGGAATTTATTCATAATGCTAGTAAACAATACGGTTATAAAATTACAAATAAAATTTTAAAGAATTTAACTAAACGATGGGCATTTTTTGACAAATCATATAAGATACCACAAATAAAAAAAGACTTGAAAGATAATCCAAAGTTTTTAGATTGGGTTTTGACTACAGATAAGATAGACAAAAACAGAATGGTAAAGGATAATATGAAACCATTTGAAGAGTTGTTCTTTGAGGTGGGTGCTGAAATATTGAAAAACATGGATGGTTGGATGGCTGTCAATCCAGCAAAGTCAGTTCAGAACATGAGAAAGAAAGTAAAGAAAGCAATTTCAGATGTAAGAGCTGGTGGTGATTTAAAAAAATTAAATAGATTAAAGGTTCAGTTGGATAGGTTGAACGCCATAGGTGGATTTGATGCTATTGTTCCAAGTGAGGGAATCGTATTCAAGTACAATGGAAACACATATAAGTTTACAGGTGCTTTTGCTCCTATTAACCAAATAACAGGTTTAATGTTTTTTTAAGGATAAGGTTATGAGTAATATAGAAAAAATTCAAAAGATGGTAAAGGGTATTTATGAGCGCCCAATACAAACAGGATATGAGGGTAAAACTGTTCAACAAAGAAAAGAAGGTGAGGAGTGGGTTGATGCTCGTGGTCGTAGTTGGAAGATAGAAGATGGTAAAAGAAAACAAATTACAAAAATACCACCAAGAGGATTTGATAAATGTAATGATTGTGAAAAACTTATTCTAAAAACAATTGACCAACAAACCTATGACCGTATGGGTAGATGTAAATATTGTCAAATAGAGTTTGAGATGAAACTTAGAAAAGAAGGTAAGTGGGAAGATTGGGTTAAAGAAATGGAAACTAAAAGATGGGAGGCAATTTTGGCTGAATATGAAGCTGAAATGAAATTAGTAAAAGGCAGTAAAGGTGCTTTTGATAAAACTGTAGCAAATGCTATTGCTAATAATGAGCATAGAAAATGAGTAATTTAAAACAAGCAATAAAACAAAACTATTTAAAGTGTGCCAAAGATCCTTCACATTTTATAAATGAATTTTGTGTAATTCAGCATCCACAAAGAGGCAAAATAAAGTTCAAATTATACCCTTATCAGTTTGATGTGTTGAAAGAATATCAAGAAAATGACTATAATGTTGTTTTGAAATCAAGGCAACTTGGTATATCTACATTGAGTGCTGCTTATTCCTTATGGATGATGTTATTTCATGCCGATAAAAATATTTTATGTATTGCGACCTCAAAAGATACTGCTAAAAATTTAGTAACAAAAGTTCGTGTTATGTATGAGGGTTTACCACAATGGTTGAAAACAGCCATTGTAGAAAATAATAAATTATCACTTATATTTAAAAATGGTAGCCAGATTAAAGCTATAGCTTCAAATGAGTCTGCTGGTCGTTCAGAAGCATTATCACTTTTAATTTTAGACGAGGCAGCATTCATAGACAAAATTGATACAATATGGACTGCTGCTCAACAGACATTAGCCACTGGTGGTCAATGTTTAGCAATATCAACACCCAATGGTGTAGGTAATTGGTTTCATAAAACTTGGATTGATGCTAGTGATGGTGTAAATAAATTCAACACAATTAAATTACATTGGTCACAACATCCAGAGAGAGATGAAAGTTGGAGAAAAGAACAAGATAAAATTTTAGGACCTAGTAAAGCAGCACAAGAGTGTGATGCTGACTTTTTAAGTTCAGGTCGTTCTGTGGTTGATCCTGCTATATTAGAATGGTATAAAGAAAAGATGTGTTGTGAACCAAATGAAAAAAGTGGCTTTGATAGAAACCTTTGGATTTGGGAATATCCAAATTACGATAAGAATTATTTAATATGTGCTGATGTAGCTCGTGGTGATGGAACAGATTATTCGGCTGCACAAGTTTTTGATATAGAAGAGATGGAACAAGTTGCTGAATATAAAGGTCAATTAGGGACAACTGAATTTGGTAATTTTCTTATTGAGTTAGCGACTAAATATAACGATGCTTTACTAGTTGTTGAAAATAATAATATAGGTTGGGCTACTTTACAAACAATAATTGATAGGGGATATGAAAATCTTTTTTATCAAGAAAAAAATCATCTAATAGTAGATGATGATATACAACACACAAACAGATACAGACACATAGATAAAAACAAAATTCCTGGTTTTACAACAACAATGAAATCAAAACCACTCATTGTTGCAAAAATGGAAGAATATACTCGTGAAAAAATGGTTAAAATAAAATCAACACGATTAATTGATGAACTTTTTGTATTTATATATAAGAATAGTAAAACCGAAGCATTAGAGGGTTATAATGATGACCTTGTAATGTCGTACTCAATTCTTTTATGGATTAGGGATACAGCTATTCGTATTCAATCTGAAAGAAATGAGTATCAGAGTAGTTTAGTTGGTGCAATTGGCAATTTAAATGGTAACACAACTGTAATGACACCATCATCTGCTCCGAAAAGTAATCCGTATAAGGTAAAACTTAACAACGGTGAAGAAGAAGACATAACTTGGCTATTGGGGTAAAACATGGCAGACAATTTATTTACAAGACTTGGTAGATTATTTCAATCTAATGTAATCATTAGAAAGACAGACGATAATCGTTTGGTTGTCAAAGACTTAGACTACACACAAACGAGTTTAACATCAAATTTTATTGATCGTTATCAAAGATTAATACAAAACACTTATTCAAATCCTTACTCTGTTGCTCAAAATAGAAGAGCAGCATATGAGATTAGAAAACATGACCTATTCAAAGATTATGAGTTGATGGATCAAGACCCGATTATTGCTTCGGCTCTTGACATATATTCGGATGAAAGCACGGTTGATAATATTGAGGGAGAAATTTTAAAGGTAAAAAGTGAGAATACTCAGGTTCAAAAGATTTTACATAACTTATTCTATGATGTCATAAATATAGAATTTAATATGTGGAGTTGGATTCGTAACATGACTAAGTATGGTGACTTTTATCTTCAGTTAGATATTGTAGATAAGTACGGAGTTGTAAATGTTAAACCAATTAGTGCTTACGATATTACAAGATTGGAAGACCACGATCCTGAAAATCCACAATTAATACAATTTGAAATAGCAAGCGAACAAAAAGAAATAAAAGAAAATTATGAGATAGCACATTTTCGTCTTTTATCGGATACAAACTTTTTGCCTTACGGGCGCTCTATTTTAGAAAATGGAAGAAAGATATTCAAACAATTGACTTTAATGGAAGACGCTATGTTGATACATCGTATTATGAGAGCGCCCGAAAAAAGAGTTTTCAAGGTCGATGTTGGAAATATTCCACCAAGAGAAGTTGAACAATTTATGCAACGAATTATCAACAAGATGAAAAAGACACCTGTAATTGACCAAAACACAGGCGAGTATAATTTAAAATATAATGTAGAGTCGGTTACAGAAGATTACTTTCTACCTGTTCGTGGTGGGGATAGTGGAACTGAGATTGACACTTTACCAGGTCTTTCTAACAATGACCAAATAGACGACATAGAATATTTACGAAACAAGTTAATGGCTAGTTTAAGAATACCAAAAGCATTTTTAGGATATGAAGAAGGGCTAAGTGGTGGTAAAGCTACACTCGCTGCTGAAGATGTTCGTTTTGCCCGAACAATAGAAAGATTACAAAAGATCATAGTGAGTGAATTAACCAAAATTGGTATAGTCCATTTATATACTCAAGGTTTTAATGACTCCGATTTAATTGATTTTACTTTAGAGTTACAAAATCCATCGATGATACACGAGCAAGAAAAATTAGAACTTATGAGTCAACAACTTGATATTGCTGAAAAAGCTATTGATACTAAATTATTTAGTAGAAAATATATTTATGATAATATTTTTGATTTAAGTGATGAAGAAAAGGTAGAAATTTTTGAGTCAATAGTTGAAGACACAAAACAAAAATTCAGATTAGAACAAATAGAACAAGAGGGTTCAGATCCTGCTAAAGAGCCATCACCAGAAGATGATGAGGAAGAAGATTTTTCAGTAAGTAGAAAAGATGATTGGGGTGGTAGTAAAAAAGATCCTTTTAAAAATAAAGAGACGATGAAAGATAGATATGGGCATGATAGCTTAAAAGATACTGACAGAGGGTTTGGTAAAAGAGAGTTTAAAGGTAAATCACCTTTAGCTACATCAAAAGCCAGTACCGTGGTTGCTCGTGAGGGTATGTTAGACCAACTAAAACAAAAGTTTCCTAAAAAACAACAATCAATGTTATCTGAAGAAAACATAATAAAAGAGTAATTTACCATTTAATCTAAATTCTGTTATATTTATATATGAATAATTGTATCATAATACTTTGGAAATTTCTATGAGCAGATTTAAGCACAGTAAATTAAGGAATACAGGACTATTGTTTGAGTTTTTGCTCAGACAAGTAACTGTTGATGTATTAAACAAAAAAAAGGAATCACCAGCTTTAAAAATTATTAAATCACAATTCAATGAACATACTGAAATGGGAAAAGAATTAGCATTATATAATATGTTGGTAACCAAAAAATTTAAATCAGATAAAAAAGCTGATTTCTTTTTATCCGAGGTGATTAGACAAAGGGGTAGGTTAAATAACACATCTTTAAGGAGAGAAAAATATAATGTTATTGCTTCTATTAAAGACCATTATAATGTAAATCAATTATTTAGTTCAAAAGTACCAAATTATAAAGTGTTTGCTTCAATTTACAAACTATTTGAAGGTATATCTGAGTTAAGCGCTGATGAAAAAACTGAAAGTTATTTTATCATAATAGAAAATGTAACCACACTAAAATCTAAAAAAGAAAGGTCTTATATACCTGAAGACTTTAAGGATAAAGATTTAAGAATTTTGTCTTATAAAACTTTGTTAGAAAAGTTTAATAAAAAATATACAAATCTTTCAGACGAACAAAAACTTGTTCTGAAAGAATATATCAGTAATATTTCAAACACTAATAATTTTTCTGTTTTTGTTGAAAGGCAAATACCAAAATTAAAAAATAAATTAAACAACAAAGTTACAAAAATAAAAGATAAAGTATTAAGAATTAAATTGAAAGAAAGTATTAATTGTGTTAATAAATTTTGTTTAAATGAATCAAAACAAACTGATGATAATTCAGTTGTTCAATTGTTAAGATACTATGAACTCGATAAAGAACTCAGTAAAATTTGATTCCATAGTAAAGGAATTAACAAATAAGTTATTTAGAAAAAAGTTAGGTGAAATAACTACAACTGCTAGTATCGATCCGATTATGACACCCTATGCTTTTGGAAAAAAACTTCATAAAAAAAGGAAGAAAGATATTGAAAAACAAACAGGATATAAGTTTATTGATGAGGCTTTATCCGATAATGACATAAAAAACATAAAAAAAGAAATAAGAAAAGAAGTCTCAAGTATCCTATTTGATATTTGGATAAAACGAAGCTCTTGGGGAGGCAAATAAATGTATCAAGTTGATCCTAACAACGATAAAAAACAAACACCAAAAGCAAGATCAACAAGTGCTTATGGAAAGGCAATTCAACCAGTACCTAAGACTCTTGTTGATAGACCAAATTATGTTCTAGTAAATAGAACAGGACAATATTTGTTTTTGTACGAACAATCGGGCAGTTATCCTGGTGATTATGTAAGTGGTTCTGTAACAGCTGATGGAGGACCAATTAAATTAGATATAAACCCAAAAGCATGGGGTAGTGAATCTGGTGTTACTGGCGATGTAACATTCGTGTACACAGGAGATATAGGATAATGAATAAAAAATTATTAGTAGATGTAAGACCATTTGAAATATCTCGTCAGAAAATTGACGAGAGTATCAAAGAAAATGATGGTCGTTTAGTAGTAAAGGGTGTGCTACAGAGAGCTGAATCAAAAAATCAAAATGGACGAGTTTATCCACGAGAAGTATTATTAAAAGAAGTTTCTAAGTATTTAGACGAACAAGTTAGTGAGAGACGAGCACTCGGTGAACTCGACCATCCAGAATCCTCTGTTGTTAATTTAAATAATGCGTCACATAATGTTATTGAGATGCATTGGGATGGTGATGACCTTTTAGGAACTGTAGAAGTTTTATCCACACCAAGTGGAAATATATTAAAAGAACTATTTAAATCAGGTATTAAACTTGGTATTTCATCAAGAGGGCTAGGTTCAGTAGAACCAGTAAATGAAAAGAATGGTGAGGATGGAACTGTTGAGGTTCAACCAGACTTTGAACTTATAGCATTTGACTTTGTATCCAATCCATCCACACATGGTGCTTTTATGAGACCTGTTAACGAAGGTGTGGAAAAACAAAAACCTGAAACAAAAGTAGAATCTATTATCAACTCAATAATGAGGGGCTAAGATGAAAAAAATAATTGAGGTAAATGGTAAGAAGTATAAAGCTATAAATGAAACTCCACAGATGGCTAAACAAGGACAAGTAGGTCTTTTGTTAAAGTTAGCTAACAAACAATTACAAAATGTATTTTCACTTCATAAACGAGGCAATAACGAAAAAGCTAAACAAGATTTTAATTTGAAAGTTTATAGCACTATGGAATACATAAATAGAGCTTTCGATAATCTCAAAAAGAAAGGGTAAAAATGCCATCGGTTTCCAAGAAACAACAGAAGTTCATGGGAATTGTTCGGTCAATCCAAAAGGGTGAACAACCCGCAAGTAAATTTTCCAAGTCTGCTCAAGACGCTGCTAAGAAAATGAAAAAAAAGGATGTTGAGAAATATGCTAAAACAAAACATAAAAATTTACCATCAAAAGTTCGCCAAGAGATAGAAGAATATGTTGATGGTATAGTAGATGGTATAGAACAGGAATTGATGACTAAAGAAGGATTTGCCAGTGATGCTCAAAGACGAGCTGCTTTTGCAAGTGGATATAAAGCTAAAGGTAAAAAGAAAAAGAAAGAAGGTGTAAAAGAGGGTAAGTTTACCAAAATCATGAAGGCTGTTCGTAAAGGACCCAAAGCAGGACCTTGGACTTTTATCATAAGTAAAAATAATAAAATAAAGAAACAAGTATCTGTAAAAAACATAAAAGAAATTCCAGCATATTACGAAGATTTAAAGAAAGCATATCCAAACGATAAAATTGGTATAGAAGCTAAAGATGGTAAAATAGTTTATAGAGAATCTGTAAATGAAGGAACCTGTGGATACGGTATAGATGGAAAGATTGGTGAAGAACCAGCAGGTCCTAACTTGATGAAAAAGATTAAAAAAATATCCAAAGATAAAGAAAATAAAAAGTTGCTAAAATCAAGAGTAAAAGAAGATGTTGAGATGTCCAAAGGTGTGAAAAAATTAATGAAGATTGCTGATAAGGGATTTGACAAGGTGGGTGGAGTGACCGTGGATGGTATGTCTGCTAATCTATTTAAACAGATTTACAACAAAGCAAATGATGACATCAAACAAAAATTAAATACAAAGAATGAAAAACAATTGGTAAGAATTCTCGGTGGAATGTGGAATAAATTTGGAAAGAATGTTAAGATAGGGAGTAGTTTATAATGGCTGAAATTAAATCAACTCAAGATAACGACTATCACATACAAGATCAAAAACACTCAATTAATCAACAATTAATTGATATTATAAAATTTAGACAAAACAAAAAATGGATGATAAGTATTGCAGTTGTATTTATATTTTCTGCTATATTAGCACTTATGATTTGGTTTATGAGTAGTGGTGTTGATGTCATGGGTGGTTGGAAGGAGATTCTACTATTAATGTTAGGTGGATTTGTAGGTTCGTTTGCCAAGGTCATTGACTTTTGGTTCAACAACGCTGAAGATGATGTTAAACTTTTAGAGCACGCGGATGATTAAATTAAAAGACCTTTTGACAGAGGGTGTAATAAATTCAACAATGAATAAGTTAATAAGAAAAGGTGAATCTTTATATAAAAAACTTATAAAAAAATATGATGGTGATAAACAAAAAGCAGAAAAAGAAATAATTTCTACTTTAAATAAAGATTCCCTAATGAAAAAATTTGTCGGTGCAGATTTTGTCAGTAATGATTACACAAGATATAGGATAAAGGGAAATGTTGAAGTTTATAAATTAGAAAGTGGGGGGTATCCTATTTTTTATGCTGATGTGGTAACACGAGGATATGATGCTAAAACAGGCAAAGATATTATAAATAAAAAAGCACAAACAATTAATTTAACAAGAGAGTTTGATTGAGGAGTATAGGTTATGAGTTTTTTAGCAACATTAGGAAAGGCCGCTGGTAGTTTACTTGGTGGTGATGC